TCTTCACAATGGACCTGCGAGCATTCGTAGAGAAATATACCGACGCCCCGATTCTGGTATAATTAATCTACGGCTTAGGCCCATTTAAATGTAGGGTGCGGCTATAGGGATTCCCCAAGTCGCTAAGTAAAGCAGTGTTTACTTAATTCCTTTCGTTTGACTAGCAGCCCTACTTGTTCAACCCCCCAGTACTGACACTGGGGGATTTGCTTTGCCCGCATGCCTGGGGACCCCATAGCTCTTTTACGAGATCTAATGTAATTTCCCGAATTTCTAGACAAATGTCGGTGGGGGAGTGTATAATATTCCAACAATCACGAAAGGAATCAATATGCCAAATTGGGTATATAACGGTCTTACAATTGAAGGTAGTCCTGAATTAGTAAATGACCTTGTAAAACAAATGAATAAGCCATTCGTCATGCTCCATGATTCATGGAATGCGACAACTGGCAATATGGAAGTATCTCAGACTACTTATCCTAATCCTGTATTTGCATTCTATAATATTTATAATCACCGCCAAGATAATATTACAGATTTAGAATATGTTGCACAACCTGTGCGTTCTAAATTAGATACATCTGATAAGGACTGGTGGGAAGATACCCAGAAATTAGCAGAAACAGATAAGTCTTGGTATAACTGGAATATCCGTAATTGGGGAACTAAATGGGATGTTGCTATTCATGAGAATAAGGAATATTCAGATACATATATTGAGGGTCCTACAGAAAATGGTGAGAACTTAGTAGTTTATTATAACTTCCATACTGCTTGGTCTCCGCCTGTTCCTGCCCTCGCCAAATTATCTGCACAATATCCTAGTTTACTTCTAACTCTATCTTATGAGGAAGAAACAGGTTGGGGCGGAGAAATGGAATTACTTCGTGGAGAAGTTATATCTATCTCAGAGTATGAAAACAAATGTCGTGATTGTGATTCAATAGATACATTAGATTATTGCGATAATGACTGTGGCGAGATTTGCTCATCTTGTAATTATATGGGCGAGGCAGACCTAGACTGCGTAGCAGAATGTCAGACCCATAAGATATACTTGGACGAAAGCCATGTACCAGAATATAGAAAGGAAGCACTAGAAAATGCAACACGGAGCATTTGATAATTTACCTGACCATGTCAGAGACGCAGTATTTTCTGATATTGCAGACCAATTACTAGATGATTGGGTTAATAGTTTGCTAGATGAAAGTCAATATTTTGCTGACTTCCAAATAGCATATAGGTCTAATGACCCAATTATGAAACAAACGTTTAATCAGTTTTATGATTTAAACCCTGAGCACGATGATTATCTGGAGGTAGAATAAATGGAATCAGAATATATTAATAGGAAGACACAGTTAACTACTTATCTTCAATTACATATAATGTCTTTAAATGAGGACCTAGTACAGATGTCTAAGCATATGGAATCCTTGGACCCCGCCTCAAAAGATTATGCTGAATTAGATTTTGAGTATAACTATACAAGCGGCCAAGTTTCTGCTACAATGCACATCCTAGAATATGTAGAGGAGATAATGTGAATACGCTAGAACTGGAACCACACCTGCAGAGACAGGTCGACGCTGGGTCCTCTGGGACCGACATCCTGCACGGGCATTTAAAGACGCTCATGCTTGACGCAGAACGGGAATTAGAAGAAGCACAAGCCCTGGAGGATGAGACCGAAGAGGCAATTGATTCCATGGAGCGGAAGTACTGGGAAGGCCAATGCGACGCTCTAACTTATATTTACCAAATGACATATGCATTAGCATTCGCAATCGACGAAAGGACAAAGAAGAATGGCTGAATTAGATCTGCAAGAGGCAACACGTAGGGACGACATCTACAATGAACTAAATCAGATTGTAGATAAGATTACAACTCTTCCCGTCTTCCCGTCATTGCTATGGGTATGGACATTTGATGTAATGCGTAATATCTACGAGAATAATCAATATGACGACCTTGCTGAAAATGATTATGTTGATGAGGCTGTGCCTAGCGGCATAACTCTAAAACAAATCTTTGATAAGTTCTGGGAAGATGTAGACGGCATTGGCCTAAGCATGGACCTTGGAGATGAAATCATTGATGAAACAATCCGTGATTGGATGAGGGACAACAATTTCCTGGTTGCCCTAGATGAGGACGGGTGGTTAGAATGAAATATAAAGTATTCGGAGACATGCTCTTTACATTCTATATAGATGTAGAGGCTAATAGCGAAGATGAGGCATATGACATTGCCTCTGCCGCCGAAACTCATCAATGGACTCAGATTGTAGAAGACAAAACAATTGAGGTTCACTTTGTGGAAGAGCTCGTGGATCCTAAAACAGATTTGTTAGAAGATGGATATCCATCCATGTCTAATGATATTATCGTAGTGGACAAATCGGACATATCCGACTAAGCTACGGGAATGGGGGCCTAAAGGCCCCGTTACGGGGGTATTTACAAATTCGTGGATACCTGATAAAATATACATAATCATCATGAAAGGATGAAAAATATGACAAGCAAGCGTGAATATCTAGCTCAAAAGGGAATTACTGTTGGCCGCCGTGGCCGTTTCTCTGCAGCAGCTAAGCAGGCTTTGTCTGAGGCGGAAAAGAATGGAATTAAGTTCTCCGCTGAAGTCAAGCAAGCAAAGAACTAAGGAAGTCAGATCCACAAGGGCTGGCGCAAGTCAGCCCTTTCTGATATAATGGCGGGTTACAAGAAAGGCGGACATGAGAAAAAGAACCAAAGTAGATAAAGTAATAGATAGTTTAGAAGAAATTCTAAACGACCACCATTTTCACCCAGCGTTAATGGCAAATATGATAACAACAAGTTATCCACCTTATACTCAATCCAAACTAATAGAACTAATTGAATATATCAAGGTCTATCATGAGAAGGAAAATGAGTTACACAAATCAACTCGTACAGCGCAATATCGCTAACTAAATAAATATAATACACCATTGGGGTGAATTGGACATAATGTCCGATTTGCCCCTTTTGTGTTCTATTTTAGCGGGCGGGATTTCGCTTTTACGACGACATATAAAAAATCCCTCAAAGTTCTAGCATTATCTCAAAGAATATAACAAAATGTTATAATAATAGTATAGAATATAACAAAATGAATCCAATATAGATCAAAATCTGTCAAAATTTCTCGTGATTTGAGCGTTCCAAAAACGCTATTTACGAGAGCTATTGACAAATCCTGGAACATATGCTGCCATATAGGATATTGACATTATGAGGCAAATTTGATAGGGGCTGTTCAATTACTCATACAATAGTTTTAATATAATACAATAACATTTCGTTATTAAACAATAACCACTTTGCTCCACTTTACTCCACAATTCTCCACTATAAAATTGCCAGAATGGCCTATAAAGGGAGAAAAAGGAGGGGGAATAGGATATCTTATCCTATCGGCTGAAAGGGATTGATAAGCCCTTATAGCTCTTCTGATGCAATTTCATCCGATTCTAGGCAATCAGCTAAATGATATTTACAGACTAAAACTATTTCATCTTGATGTTCATATATATACCTATATGGTCTATTACAGTAATGACATCTCATTGTTTTCTCCAGTTCCCGCCCAAATTTGGATCCATCATATCCTGGTTGACTGCTTTTCCTTCAGGATATATTATATGAACAACATTAGGATCAGATAGATCTATTATTGCTGAAGCCATGCAAAGTAATTAAGGATAATGAATATAACTAGGAGTATTCCTATGGCGTATTTCATTTCCCGCCCTTGATTATTCTAAATGCATCGCCTGTCCATGGGTCTACAAATTTCCATGGCTGGACATAGTCTGGATCTACTGTCCCAGTTTTCTCCCAGTATGGAACTCCATTCTCATCATAGTCATTACAGTCTTGACCAGACATGTCCCACTCTACCCTGTAAAATGTTCCGTATCTCTGATAAATAGGCCATAGATAGATATATATTCTTTCATTTATGAAATGTCTGATTCCGCCCTCTATCTCATCTTCATGTAGCCATGCAGATCTCATAACTGCTGCTGATGCCCTTGATCCCGCCCAATTTGCAAACCATCGCAAGGGTGGCTTAGAGTTATGCTCTACAACCGAATTATCTAAAAAGTTTCTCATTAGTATCCGCCTCCACATTCATTTCTTGTATGATATAACCGATTGGTTATAAAATCTGCCCTAGTGGGCGCAAAAAGCTCTTTACGACAGGAAGCGCAAAATCCCTGCCATTCTCGTCCGAAAAAGTCATAGTACATCCACTTAGACATTTGTATCCTTTAATTTATTTACTAGTTGACTAAAAGGCCTAGCCAATTCTTTTGGAGCTAAATAGAAGTTATCCTCATGCTTGCGATATCTGTCGTATTTTCGCTCTACCCGCCATGACTTGGAAAATGCGGTGGGAAATACAAACATTCCGCCTGTATTCTGACTAACCATAACATAGGCAATTGGCTTTGGATCTTTGGCCTCATATCCTGAAACTGTATCGATAATCAAATCGTCATATGGAAATGATTCTGGGTTATCGCTAAAGTTTAAATTACGACTCTTGACCTCAATTACCTGATTTCCTACGATAATATCCTTATCATTGAGGGTATATTCTTTTATTTCTTCCTTTGATTGGGCAAATGAGAACTCTGGTACTTCCGCCGAAATTCCTTCTGATTCTAGTCGCATAGCGACGATTTTGTTGAAGGCATGGCCCGATTCCATCGCTGATTTATAATCGA